TGGATTAGATGTATGCACGAACAGCTTAACCGGACCAAACAACATCTTACCAAAGACAATCTTTTCCTCAAGATTAAGGAAGCACCAATACCCATCATGGTCGGAGTTCTCACCAAGATCGTTATCGAAGTGCCACTCGGTGACACGACGATATGGTTTACTACGATCTTCGAGGAACTCCATAAACTCTTCAGAGTTCTTTAACCACAAGGCATCCTGATAACCATAATCTTTTGGATCACGAAGGTCATCCAACCAGATTATCATTTCTCACCCTTATCTTTGTGTGGGTAGATGGAACACCCCACACCGTAACAACCAAGCATGGCAATGATGAAGAGAATCCCACCAAAAATAACCTGACCACCAAGAGTTTCGATGATCCAGTTCATAAAGATTATGAGCAAAGTCATGAAGACGAACACAGATAAACCTATGATAAATCTGGTAATTACCGCAACTGCACGGTCGCATTTGTTCTTAAGTGACATAAGTGTCATTTACGATCCTCGAAGTATTTTTCAATAATCATACGGCGATACTGAGAGTCCTTAGCCGCCCACTCTTCTTTTTCGTAAGCCCAGC